AGACTTACTCGGTGTTTCGTTTTCCGCCTCTCCAGTATTAAGTTTTCACTGTGTCATTGGGTACGCTCTTTAGTTGAGTGATAGAGGGTAAAGAGTAAGCCTCCAGTCAGTTTTAAGGGGTCAGTTTTTCTGTTGTTCTCTCTCCTAAAAGTTAATTTATATACCCAATATAGACTACTGCAAGCAGATTGCAAGCATAGTAATGACTATCTTTAACTGGTAAATTATATTTATGAACAAGCCACCCAAGAAGCCCGATCTAAAAGTCGTAAAGAAAGACCCCGAATTAACCATCAAACAACGCTCCTTTGTGAATGAAATAGTCAGGGGTAAGTTAGGCAGTTATAAAGAAGCCTATGCAAAGGTTTACGATGTACAGCTAACCAAGACAGGAAAGATACCTAAATGGGTCGAAGTAGAAGCCTCTAAGCTTGTTGCAAACCCTAAGATAGCAATAAGCATACAAAAGGCTATAGAGCGTAAAGAGAGCAGTTTGATAGCCTCTAGCCTACGGACGAAGAACTATGTCATAGATCAGCTATACAAAGAGAGTCAAAGCAGTGAGAGTGATGCAAGCAGAGTTAGGGCATTGGAGCTACTAGGCAAATCGGTAGCACTGTTCTCAGACGTTGTAGAGACTAAGGAAGCTAGAGACACTAGCGACATAGAGCAAGACATAGAGGAACGTCTTACAAGGCTCATAGATCAGTCTGAAGGGTAGTTTAGGGAACAAGCCTAAACCCGCATCGCCCCATCCCCTTTTATATACAAAACCCCAAACCACTCCAGACCCCCCACCCCCCTAAATATATCACAGTTACCTGACGATCATATATACATAGTAATCTGCACAGGATATGAGTAGTTTTTATGACCCCCCCCTATGTTTATTGCATTTTGCTAGCTTTGGTTGTATGGTATATGTAATTTCTATAGGAAAAGGCGTAGAGACTATATACCCCCCATAGGGTTATTTCTAAATTTATGTTGATTTTTTTGTGAAGTCATGCAAAATGATATAATCCAGAGGTAGATATACCCTAATACTAGTAAGTATACACTTATTAAGTTTATACCTAATGGTCTTAGTAAGTTTTTATTTTAGTAAGTTATCTACTTATTGGGTATATACTTACTAAGTATGAATAAAAGTTTATTAAAACAGATTCAAAGTTTACCCAGTTCACAGCAACAAGAGTTCATTGGCTTGATTGAGGAGTATGAGAAGTCAATCAACCGAGACAAGTGTAAAGATAGCTTTATGCACTTTGTTGGAGAGATGTGGGCTGCGTTTATTCACGGAAAACACCACGAGATAATGGCTGAGGCGTTTGAAAGAGTCGCTAAAGGCGAACTAAAGCGTTTAATTATCAATATGCCCCCTCGTCATACCAAGAGTGAGTTTGCTTCTTATCTATTGCCTGCATGGTTTTTAGGTAAATACCCCGATAAGAAGATTATTCAGACTGCACACACTGCCGAGTTAGCGGTTGGTTTTGGTAGAAAGGTTAGAAACCTAGTCAATAGCAAAGATTTTAAAGAAATATTTCCTGATGTTAGCTTGCAATCAGATAGCAAGGCAGCAGGAAGATGGAACACCAACAAAGGTGGAGAGTATTTTGCTATAGGGGTGGGTGGTGCGGTTACTGGTAAAGGTGCTGATCTGTTGGTGATTGATGATCCTCATTCAGAACAAGAGGGTGCAAGTGCCGACATCAATGTCTTTAATCGTACTTACGAATGGTACACTTCTGGTCCACGACAGCGTTTACAACCGAATGGTTCTATCGTTGTGGTTATGACAAGATGGCACAATAAAGACCTGACGGGTCAAGTAGTAGATGCCAGCATAAAGCGTGGCGGTGCAGATGAGTGGGAATTGATAGAGCTTCCAGCCATTATGCCTTCAGGCAATCCTTTGTGGGCAGAGTTTTGGAGTATGAAAGAACTCAATGCACTGAGATCAGAGCTTCCCAACAGTAAATGGATGGCTCAGTACCAACAAGACCCCACTTCAGAAGAAGGGGCGTTGGTTAAAAGAGAATGGTGGCAAGTGTGGGAAGGTATTAGCCCTCCTCAATGTGAGTTTGTTATCCAGTCATGGGATACAGCCTTTATGAAGAATCAAAGAGCTGACTATTCAGCTTGCACAACATGGGGCGTTTTTTACCAAGAAGATAAAGATGAGGGCAAGTTTGCACCCAATATTATCCTTTTAGACGCATATAAAGAAAGATTAGAGTTTCCAGAGCTAAAAGTAAAAGCAATGGAAAAATACACAGATTATAAGCCCGATGCTTTTATTGTAGAGGCAAAGGCTGCGGGTATGCCATTGATTTTTGAATTGAGAGCAATGGGCATTCCAGTACAAGAGTACACACCTAGTAGAGGTAATGATAAGATATCAAGAGTCAATGCGGTGTCTGACTTGTTTGCTTCAGGGGTTGTGTGGTGTCCAGAAACCAGATGGGCTGAAGAAGTTGTAGAAGAGTTTGCTGGATTTCCAAATATGGAACACGATGATTTAGTTGATAGCAGTACGCAAGCTCTGTTAAGATACAGACAAGGTGGGTTCATTTCTTTGCAATCAGATGAAGAAGATGAGCCGTTAGAACATAATCGTATTGCAAATTATTATTAGGAGTTACTTTGGCTATTGAGAGACAACCTGCTACGCCTATTGAAGGTACAATTGAGCAGGAACCACAAGATTTAGACATTATCATTGAGAATCCAGAGTCGGTAGAAATTGCTACTGATGATGGGGGCATGATTATTGATTTTGATCCCAATGCTCAAAGCGTTGGAGATGAGGACTTTAATTCTAATCTAGCAGAGTACATTGATGAAGATGAATTACAGAAGCTGGGTAATGAGCTTATCAATGCTTACAGTGGAGACAAAGACTCAAGATCGGATTGGGAAGAGACTTACACAAAAGGTCTTGACCAGCTTGGATTAAAGATAGAAGAACGAACTGAGCCGTGGGCGGGTGCTTGCGGGGTGTTTCACCCAATGTTAAGTGAAGCAGTCATTCGTTTTCAATCACAATCTATTTCTGAAATGTTTCCAGCACAGGGTCCAGTAAGGACTAAGATTGTTGGCAAGATTACTGAAGATAAAGAAAAACAAGCGGAAAGAGTACAAGATTACTTAAATTATCTTCTTACTTATGAAATGACAGAGTATAGAACTGAAACAGAGAAGATGTTATTTTCTTTGCCTTTAGCGGGTTCTGCGTTTCGTAAAGTTTATTATGATCCTAGCTTAGGCAGACCCAGCTCTATATTTGTGCCAGCAGAAGAAGTGATTGTCAATTATGGTGCAAGTGATTTAGAAACGTGCCAAAGAGCAACTCACTTAATGCGTAAGTCAACAAACGAAGTACGCAAAATGCAAGTCAGTGGTTTCTATAGAGATATAGAGTTGCCTGAATCAAATACTAATTATTCAGATGTTGCCAAGAAATATGATGACATCACGGGTGAATCTCCTACATTTAACTATGATGATAGGCAAACGATTCTTGAGATGCAGGTTGATTTAGACCTGATTGGTTACGAAGACACAAATGATAGCGGAGAGCAAACAGGTATTGCTTTGCCTTATGTGGTTACAATGGATTACCCAAGCGGTATTGTCCTAAGCATTAGAAGAAATTATTACGAAGATGATCCAGCCAAACTAAGAAGGATGCACTTTGTTCACTATCAATACCTGCCTGGAATAGGATTCTATGGCTTTGGTTTGATACACATGGTCGGTGGATTGGCTAAATCTGCAACATCAATACTTAGACAATTGGTTGATGCAGGTACTTTATCTAATTTGCCTGGTGGATTAAAGGCTAGAGGGCTTAGAATTAAAGGAGATGATACTCCAATAATGCCTGGAGAGTTTAGAGATGTAGATGTTCCTGGTGGTGCAATACGAGATAATATCACCTTTTTACCTTACAAAGAGCCGTCAGGAACACTCTATCAACTTTTGCAGAACATTGTAGAAGAGGGTAGGCGTTTTGCTAGCATTTCAGATATGAAAATATCCGATATGAATAATCAAGCACCAGTTGGTACAACGCTTGCTTTGCTTGAGCGAAACATGAAAGTAATGAGTGCAGTACAAGCAAGGCTCCATGCTTCTATGCGGAGAGAGTTTGAAATACTTGTAAACATCATTACAGACTTTACTGATCCAGCATATCCTTATGAAATGGATGAGGAAGAGTTTATTAAGGCAGAAGATTTTGATAAGAGAATAGATGTTCTTCCAGTGTCTGATCCCAATGCTTCTACAATGGCACAAAGGATTATGCAGTATCAGGCTGCAATGCAGTTGGCACAATCAGCTCCAGATATGTATAACTTAAAAGAATTACA